TCCAACATATCGAGGAGATCCCAAGCATACGTATGCATCTGCTTTCTTGCTGAAGGTTGGCCCTATTGATCGCATATATTGGGAAGATCCTCTTCATGAGTACGTAGTAACAAAGGGCGGTTCTTCTAGACTCTATCCACAGTTAGCTAACTGTTGGATGTATTCTAGTGCTGAAGGCGACCGCAACAGAGACCCTGCAGGTAAAGATCTGGATGATTATGTTACCCTACAACGCGCCATATCTAGTAAGGGAGACAAGATTCGTTGGTGGTACTACTCTGGTAAGAGTCTTCGAGATTATCTAGCTCACACTAGCGAAGGTGTTATGAGAAAGCATTATTTGGATATGGCCGTTACATGCTTCAAACAAGTTATCGATCGAGGAGATTGGTTAGAAGAACGTTATATGGCGTGCTACCATGCAGCTACCATAATCAAATGGTATGGTGGTATTGAACGACGAGAGGAAGCCTTGGGTATGTTCCTGAAATGTCTAGAATTTATGGCTGAGAGACGAGAGACATTGTGGCATATCGTTGATCTTGCTACTCTGTTAGGTAAGAAGAATATCGCATGGCCTCTATGTAAGTTGGGATGGAAGCGCCCGCGTCGCACCTATCTGTTGGAATTCGATGACGAAACTTGGACTTACAAGTTCCCTCTTGCTGCCGCATCATGCGCGTGGGATTGGGGTGAGAAGGATTGCTGGAAGGAACTTACATTAGAGGCGGTAAATTCCAAATACTGTCCAGAACACGAACGAACTCACAACTTGAACGAGATTAAGAGGATAATGCCTACTAGTTAACTATAGTTAGCATACAAGTCAACTAGTCGACCTGTCAACCAACACATAGACTATACTACGTTTTTAAAAAATGCAATTTAACCCTACTAGCACACGTAACCAGTAATCATCGATCAATTTACCGATTAGACTGATATTCTCACCGTTGGGATTATCTTTGCATGTATAGTTCATAATTTCCATAGTAGTCTGTATATCGTATATTGTTGTACCAAACGTAGACCATAGGCTGGCAGTAAACATAAAATACAATCTGCAGAACATACCCAATTTACGATATAGTCTAAAATCCATTTCATCTAGACTATGATATAGATCACGCATTACTATCTTCTCCTCATCCGTTATTTGTACGTAACTAGCCTCATATAGTAATTTATCTAACTGTTTGATTCTCTCTTCATTATTACTACATAATGCAATATCGTATTGTTTAAATATAGATCTTAACATAGTTACTCCATATAATCCAACATCTCTTATTGCATCAAAGTCAGTAGCAAACGCGTTACATAGATAGTTCACTGGCGATATATCTACATCTACATATCCATTGTTCATAAAGCTTCTAACTATATCGTACTCAGAACGAATAAACAATTTTGACATCGGCGGTACAAGAGAAAGAGAATTATCCCTACCAATACCTAACTTGTTATTGTCAAGATCAGAAAATCCTGGTATAGCCATAGGTACTAATATGAAGCTTAAATTAAACAATTTTAGATGCTGGTCCAACGCCGAGTTTGAATTTCAAGATAATGTTTCAACTTTGTTGCGCGGTCCGTCGGGAGTTGGAAAATCGACTATATTTACTGCTATTTACTGGGTTCTATATGGGGAGGAGCAGGATTTAGTACCGTTAGCCATGCAGGTGGATAAGAAAACCAAAAGTAAAGCCGTAGTCAGCGCTACTTTGGAAATTGGAGACATTATTATACACCGCCAGACCAATTCAAATTTACTACAAGTGTATAAGAATGGTGCAGTATACATAGATAAGGAAGCTCAAGGAGTTATCAATTATTACTTCGGTGAGCATGACTTATGGGTATCTAGTAGTATTATCAGACAGAATTTTCGCAACACCTTTGTTAATGCGTCCAATTCTGATAAGATGTCAATCATCCGTAGATTGGTATTTGGCGGTACATCAGCAGATGAAGATGGTCCAGCAGTTGGAATCATTAACCAACTGGAGCAGATCTACAACTATGAGAATCAACAATATCTAGTAGCGTCCGGAGGATTCAATGCTAAGTATGCTAATTTCCAGCAACGTACCATGGGTATTGATTGGTCATTGGCTATGGAAGAAGGCGTTTACCGCTCCACTGTTGACCTAAAGAACATGCAGTTAAGTAATCTGAGACAACAATATCAACAGTTGTGGGATCAATACCAGGAAAGACAGAAACAAATAGCAGTATTGCAGTCCGTTGAACAACAGTATCAATCTGTCAACAAAGATGTAGAGGATTTACGTGCACTACTGTGCAATGATCCTACTATCAATAACTCTGAATTACTGGCGGACGTAGAGAAGGTGTCAAAACGTGACGACCGCATACTAGATTCTTTTGTTGCGACATTACAACAGGTAGCTATTGCGAATCATCAACTGAGTGGTAAATTGAGGGAGGGATCGCCAGATATTATCATAGAGGCTTCCGGTTTGGATCTTAGAAGCTTAGAGGCTGAAGCAGTTACCGTGGCTAGTAAGGAGAAGTTGGCGTCCGAAGGTCAATATCTGGCTAAATCTCTCGGTGTTGAGTTTACCGAAGAAGCTAGACAACGTGCTATTGATGACATCGTGCAAAAACTATCCATCGAGCCTCTTATTCAACTTCATCATAGGATAAGTAGTCTACAACAGGGTACACGACAACATGAGAGAAACATCGCTAACATAATGTCCTCTATTACCAAGCATAAAGCAGAAATACAGAACATCGGAGAGGAACCAAAGGCACCTGAACGAACTTCGCTGGTATTACCTCCAGTATTAACGGAGGAGCAGCTTAATGAATTACGTCCGATACCGCAGGAGCCGCAATCTAACTTAATCTCGCTTCAAGATAAGTTAGCCGACTTACGTCAACAATTACAGCATATGGTTACTGCTGGCAAACAACTCAGTTGTCCCAGCTGCGAATCTAGACTATTCTTCCATGATGGACACCTTACTGTGGACCATATACCAGATCGTGAGCAACGTATCAATTCTTTGCATGCGGCGTTGAGAAATGTGGAATTAGAGCTAGCCGAAGATAGAAGACGTACTGATGAGTACCGTCGGAATGTAGACCAAATCAAGCAACAACGCGCTGCCCTAGTAACCCAACGAAATAATGAAATCTATCAGTTGCAACAGCAACATTCCAACAACGAACGCAACACTTGGATGGAGTACCAGAGACAACATCAAGCATGGAAGCAACGGAAAGATGGCGCGGAAGTACTTATTGGGCAGCTTCAATCGGAGTTCATCAAGGAGAGTGAAAGATTGGAGATAAATAAGCATACTATAACTACGGAATTAAATGGATTAAAGCAACATCACAATCTAGACTTCGATGAATTATCTGTAGTGGTGGAACAATCCAGAAATACTATCAACATCGCAGAACTCAAGTTGTTGAAAAGTAGACTGGATAATCTACGCATAGTAGAAGTACCTAGTATTTCATCCGCAAGATACTATCAACATATAGCTTATGTTAAATGTAAGCAACAATTTGACGAATGTATGCGTACATTAACTACACACTACGGTGAGTTTTCTGGATGGACACCAGAACGTATGCAGCATGCACGCAAAATAGCCAATGATACTATTAACGTCAGACGACAATATCAGAGTAAGTTACCAGTGTTAGAATCTATTAAGTCTACATTGGAAGCTAAACGTAGCGAATTGTTACCAGATTCCACAGATGTTATGGTCAAGTTAAACCAGGAGATTCTCGACGTAAATGCTTACCTTACTAAGTTAACCCAGGTCAATGTTTTAATGAATGAGTATCGTCAACTTCAATTAGAACAGCAGTCCATTGCAGATTGGCAACGTAAACTATCTGAAATTCAACGCATGAAGAATATCGCATTAGAGCAGGAAGCACTAGAGCTGCAAAAGCGTATTGATGTTCTCAACTACTACATATCTAGCGTAGTGAGTAAACTATTTGACAGTCCTATCATGGTCAAGGTGAAACTGACTAAGAAATTGAAGACTAGGAACATAGTTCGCCCCTGTGTTAATCTTGGAATATTATATCAAGGGCATGAATTTGATAGCATTAGTAAGCTATCAGGAGGAGAGCAGGATCGTGCATCTATAGGTATTACTATAGGTCTATTTCTAGCGTCTAGAAGTAAAATACTTATCTTAGACGAATGTTTCCCAGGGTTAGATCCACAGCTGAAACAACGCGCTATTGAAGTCATACGGGATATGACGAAGGATAAAACAGTGTTGGTAGTATGCCATGGTAACACTGGAGGCTTCTTCGATGGATTCGTCAACATTCATCATCATCGCGAACTTCAGATGACAGGTGCCACCGGAATGCGAGGATACGGGAATTAACTTTTCGTTTTTATGTATTAACTAGGAGACAAGTTGGAATAATAGACAAATTATTATAAATGCTATCCATATCTAACGTACAGAATATATAAATTAGATATTGTAGAGTTGAAGAGCAAGTAGTTTTTAAAAAACATGCACCTATCGACCTCTGATACCATCTTAGATTGCATCTTACAGTCACCAGTAGGCATTTGTAGTACATTCAATACATTAGTTTTACATTATCCTATTAACAGCAGTTATACGCAGTAGTACATTTAAATACATTTCAACAGATTATCATCATGAACACGGAAAACAATAACAACGGAACTTTCACTTTCGATCCTACCACTGTGAATAACGGATTCACTAACTTCAATCCTCAACCTATTAACGTAATGCCTATTAGTATGGATGGTAACAACGTTTCTACCGGTGATGTCAACGCAATTCAAGATTCGCAGGCTCAACAAGTTCAGCCAATTCAAATGAATTCTGTTGATAGTAGTGTTACATCTGCTCCCTCAAACGTTCCTATGAATGCTCCTATGAACAACCCGGTGAACAATCCCGTCAACGTACCAACCCTTCCTACATTGCCTCCGTTCCTGCAGAACAACGCTCCTGTGAACAGTGCTCCTATGAACAATGGTTTCGGAGACATGAATGGTAACCATATTCCAGGCTTACCAGCGGTCCCTCAAATGACTTATGGTAACCACGGCAGTCAGGGTAACCAGAGTTACCACGATAATCAGGGAGGCCACTACGCTAGCGTTGATAGCTTGTCTGCTGGTGTCAATGGCCTTAGTATCAATGGCCCTCCTGAAGGAATTATGCGTGACCCAACTGATCCCGACTACGAAGGTCCGATGGAAGGAGAATGCGTAAAGCCAGCTGCACCTCCACGTGCATTACCGCCTATGCGTATCTCTAAGTTCTACTTCAGACATTACTTGGGTAGACTTGCGTTCCATTTGCGTTATGCCTACTTCCAGACTAAGGATGTCACTGACAAGACTACTGGTACCACCAGTAAGAATACCACCGTTTACTTTCAGTTGAACACCAACACCACCGGGCAAGGATATCCTTGTTGGGAAAATGTTAAGTTCCAGGGACCTCGTCTTACCACCGGTTCTGGTGTAGCTGAGAGTGTGAAGTACCCCGGTAAGTGGCAGATCCAGGTCAAGATGCAACCAGGGAACCCAGATCATGACGATTGGATGGCGTTCTTGGAAGAGCTGTGGGGTGTCAGTTATGATATTCTGTTTGCCACTCAACACCTGCACAAGATTCCCAGTTTGGCCAAACGTTCCCCTGAGACTGAGCCGTTCATTACTTACAAGAAGAGTATTTGGCGTAAGATGGAAGGTAATGTGGTGTCTGAGGGCTCTCCTACTATTTACTATTGTAGTTTGATGCACTTTGTCAGCAACCGTCCAGGTAGCGAAGGCCAAATTACACGTGCTAGCATCTACGTAGACCCGAAGAAACCTATTGACTGGGCTCTTCTCAATCGCGCTAGTATTACCTTCGAGCCCATGCTTGGATTTAACGCCTACTACGGTGCTAAGTTCAAGCCTCGAATTGACGCCACCAGCTGCTTTGTAGTAAGTGTAGGCCCTGCTACTGAGGAACGTGAGGAGGAAGAGAATAGCGAATACTATGAACAATACGATGTCGCTAGCCATGTCAATGGTGCTCTGGAAGCTATGGCAAAGAATCGCGAGGCTGAACTCTCACGCATCAATGAAGAACGCAAACGAGTGAGTCATCAGAACTTGGCTAATCAAATGGGAGGGCAGATGGGCGGGCAAGGAGGACCGGGTGGTCCAGGTGGAAACACTCAGAGCGCATTGTTGGCCGCTACTAGTCAGGTACATCAACAAGGTGGTTATCCTCAGAACGGTTATCCAGGTCAAGGTCCCCAAGGATATCCAGGACAACAGGGTCCCCAAAGCTATCCAGGTCAAGGTCCCCAAGGATATCCAGGACAACAGGGCCCACAAAGCTATCCAGGTCAGGGTCCTCAAGGAAGCTACCCTCAGGGACCTCAGAATGGTTATCCCCAAGGCGGTCAACAGCAGGGTCAACAAGGTCAGCAGCAGGGAGGACAGGGACAATCGGCACAGAATGTTCAAACTATCCGAGATATGATCAGCAACGCACCTATGGCTGGTGGACCCGGAGGACCAGTTCCCGGTGGACAACCAGGTGGACAGGGTGGTCAGGGCGGACAAAGCGGACCCGGTATGCATACTCCAGGTCTTGGACCTCAAGCTATGGCAGCACAGCAGCAAGCCGCTAGCGTACATCCCGGTTACAATCCGGCGCCAGGTGGACAGGGAGGAGCTCCAGGTGGGTATCCACCACAGGGACAACCCGGTCCTTACAACCAGGGACCACCTGGAGGTAACTACTATGGCGGACCTCCCCAAGGAGGCCAGTACGGCGGACCCATGACCGCTGGCATTCCAGTAGGCGGATACCAGGGATAATTACCCTCATCGATTAGTATAGTGTTATAGTTTATAGTCAGTGTTATTCAGTGTTATAGCGTTAGTTTTAAAAAAGCTACTGGTATAATAGCGTAGGGTGATATAGTCCAATTTTAAAACGTTGGTAGTTATATTACTATACTATTATCATAATAACTCGTATATTGGTATATGTATACTAATGTTTTAAAAAGTTATCGATGCTATAATGTTCCTATATTATTGATATAATGTTAGTGATAGGTTAGAATGGAAAATCAAGAGTAGCATTACTGTCGCTACTACCGCTACTACTACCATTGCTGGTAGATGTTGAAGTTGAAGATGTACTGGTAGTGGTACTGGAGCTACCGGAGCTGCAGGAACCGTCTGTGTTAGATGAACTACCTGCGGTAGACGGTACTTGACCGCCCATATTCATTTGACCGAACATAGATCCAAGTCCACTCAACATAGGTGCGAAACTAGCAAATGGACTATTGGGATCATTCATCGCTGTCTGTGCTGCTCCAAATAAAGCAGCGGGATTAAACCCACCACCTGGTGCGTTCATTGAAGATAACCCCGGAAGATCCGCCAATCCGGCAGGCAATCCAGAAGGTAATCCAAAAGGCGGTTCCGAAGTTACTCCAGGCATCGGAGATGGTGCGGCACCTGGTGTAACACCGGGAGTAACTCCAGAAACAGTACCAGGGGCAACTCCAGAAGCAGCTGCATTATTCATACCAGCCATTCCATTAGCGAACATACTACCAATGGGAGAAGAAGCAATCGCAGACATGAACTGGGACATTGGGTTTTGTGCGGCACCCGTACCCGTAGTACCAGTTGAAGGTCCGGTCGACGACTCAGAGTCAGTAGTTCCAGACAAATCGATCAAGTTATGGGAGTTACCTTGACCGTCAGCTGCCTCAGGTAACCCGTCATCACGCTCACCTGGTTGAGAACCCGGAGCTTCTGAACCTCCATTACCGAATCCCTGCAACATCTTCGCAACACCTACCAAAGGTTCCGGGATATTGGAGGTATCCTTCAGGGCTTCTCCAGCTGCGTTGGCGGCCATACCTCTCAGAGGACCAAGCACGTTACCTATGACATCGGCTACTCCCTTGTTGTTCTGCATGTCGTTCATAAATATCTCAATACCATTCTGGATACTACCGGCATTCTGCAACTTCTCCATCATTCCTCCAATACTGGCTTGTGCCTCTGGACTGGTAATCTTTTCCTTGATACCATCCAGACCACCCATATCGTTTACAACTTTATCCATTCCAAATGCAGACAGAATGGGCATAACGACGTTACTGAATCCGCCGCCTCCGCCAAACATAGCTGCAAGTGGATGGTCAGCGACCGTAGGAGCATTGATGGGTCTAATCTTGAGGTTTGCAGCTAGGTAGTCGATGATAGCTTTAACGTTCTGAACATCGCCGGCAGGAATGTCGCAAGTCTCAAACACCTCGTAGATGACCATCAGAAATCTTTCGTGTAGTCTCAGATCAGGAGATGTTGCCAACTTAGCATTGAATGCCTTATCCGATAGCTCGATAGCGTATCTGTAAATCATAGACAAGCGAATAGAGAAATCTTGATACCTATCGCCATCTGCAATGTTTACGTTTGCAGTGTCTTGAAACAACCAACATTCCTTGGGCTTCTTAGTCAAAACTTCCAGAATATGCAAACGGTTTGAGTTGAATAATTTACTGAATCTAGACCGATATGCGTTAGCAGTCTTTATCAGGTCACTGCCGTTGTACACCTCCTTAAACTTTTCCAGGCAGTAAGATGAGTCATTCTCCAGCTTACCCATAGCGTATTCTACGGGGAAAGTCTTAGTTAAGATAATATCCGCCAATTTAAAAAGTTCTCGTAGAACCCTATCGAACTTGTAAGCTACCTCATGCTGAGGTTGGATAGGTTGCGTTTGTGGTGTGGTACCTTCCATGTTTCGTACGTAGGTATATGATGTAATATACTATGTAATATAACACGATGTGGATAGTTATGTTTGTGACATTATTGTCAATTTTTAGCTATAATTATAGACTGGGGTATATGTGTCCAAACGATTACCATACCAAGCTTTTAAAAAGTTTTGTATTTTATTGTCCTATACGCATACATACAGTCGTTATAAAATATAGCTATAGTAGAGAGTTCATCTGCTTAGGCAAATCGGCAGTACTATGTTATTTGATCTTAGCAAATTATCTACTGTGCCGAAGTGGGTGGTGTGTTAGGAAGAACCGTGGGTGGTTGAATCAATACTGACGGCATGGATGGCAACACGACAGGTGTAGTAGGTGTAGTAGGTGCTAACACCATTGGCTGGGTCGCTACGGTAGGAGGAGTTACCGGAGTCATCGGAGTTGTAGGTGTCACGTGGGACACAGGTGCCAATACCATTGGTTGAGTCACGACAGTGGGAGGGGTCACCGGGGTCATGGGCGCCAATACCATTGGTTGAGTTACCACAGTGGGTGGGGTCACCGGAGTCATGGGTGCCAATACCATTGGTTGAGTTACCACAGTGGGTGGGGTCACCGGAGTCATGGGTGC